GTATCATTTATGGTAGAACCTATTCTTTTTATATTACCATTATCTATTGCATTTTGTATTGTAGATACACTAGTTATTCCCGTATTATTTATTAATTCATAAATAACTAATTCTGTTTGTAATTGTACATGTATTATTGAACCAAGGGGTACTAAATCTATACCAGGTTCAGTTAAATTTGAAAACGATACTATCGGTAAATTAACCATTTTTATCTCCTATAATAATATTACTATATCTGTGTTTTTAGGCATAGACTGATCGAACGTTAATGTTTTTCCATTAATTGTATATGTAGATGGTTTTTGTATTATTCCATCTACATATACTAAACTATCTACTTCTATGTTAAAAGTCGTTGTAAATACAGTTTGGTATAATGTTGCTGTAAATCTTTCTCTAGGATTTTTAGGATGAACAATATTTGCAACAGCTGTATCTACATATGTTTTAGTACTATAATTTGTACTAATATAAGAACCAGACCAAGAATCTGTTGATGTTGTTACAGTATCATTTATAGTACTTACATTTGCAACAGCTGTATCTACATATGTTTTAGTACTATAATTTGTACTAATATAAGAACCAGACCAAGAATTAGTTGTATTAGTAACCGTATCATCTATTTTACTAGCTCCAGCAACGGCTGTATCTACATATGTTTGCGTTGCATAACCAGCTAAATTAGGCGTACTCGAATCAAAATATTCTTTTGTTATTAAAGACTTAGGATCAGTAATAGTTACTAAAGATGGTGCTATTATTTTACCGTCATTATGTATTTCCAAAGCATTTTTAGGTGTATTAGTTATACCTATACCTACCTCTAATACTGTAGTAGCTAAACCTATATTATATTTACCTAATGCAGTAGAATAATCAGAATTAGCTGACGTTCCCATACCAGCAGAAAAAGATGCTTTACCAACAGATTTGTTATTTACGCCCGTTGCTGTAGAATATAGACCTGAAGCTCTTGTATTTGTTCCCATAGCAAGTGAATAATTTCCAGATGCCCCATTATAATTAGATGATGTAAATGATATACTTAAATCTACAGATTTTGTACCTACAGTCGCATGATTTAAGGGATTTTCAGCAGAAAGTATCCATCCTCCTTCGAATGCTAATAATTCACCTGAAGTACTTGGTTGAGGTATATAAGTTAATCCATCACCTGTAGCATTAACAGCAACAAGCTGATTAGGTACGAAAAGAGAAGGCGTGTCTATTAAGTTATTGAAAGAAACATTACCTGCAACGTTATTATTAAAATAATTTAAAGTTATAACATCTTCTGGTACACTTGGTACATAAGATAGATTCATCTTAACTGAGCCGTCTATTGCTAGGAAATTACTATTATTTATTGATCCTATACCGGCGTCAACATAAGCTTTTGTTGCTATATCTTGTGCTAGAGTGGGTGTATATGTTGCTATAAGTGGTACTGTACCATCTTTTAATAAAGTTGATGTTAAATCAACTGGGGGTAAATTAACATACTCTAGTGCTGTTCCTGTAGCATTAACAGCAACGAACTGGCTTGCTACCATACTAGCTGGTGTATCTGTTAAAGCACTAAAAGTAGGTGAACCTGCTGTATTACTATCAAAATAAGATTTTGTTATTAAATCTGTGGCTATAGATGGAACATATGTTGAATTCATTTTAACAGAACCATCACTTTTGAGCATACCTGTTACTGCTGTATCTACATATTCTTTTGTACTTATAGATAGAGGATTAACTGGTGAATAACCTATATCCATATCTACTGTACCATTAAACTCCATGTATTTGTTGTATTTGTTAATGTGTCGTCTACAATCAAACTAATTTTATAATTTATATTAGAAGAACTCCAAGTGTTTGTTATAACGGTTTTAGTATCATCTATTAAAGCAGACGTGGCTACACTTACTTGTGTTGTTATAGACGAACTTACATCTACTTTTAGAGCGTAATCGTTAGATATTTTGGTACTACTATATGTATTAGATGGAGATATAATAGTATCATTTATTATGTTAGCTGTATTAACAGAAGAAACAGCAGTGTCCACATACGCTTTTGTTGCTGTCGCAATTAATTTAGAGTTTATATAAGAAGAACTCCATGTTTTAGATGCAAGTATTTGCGTGTCGTCTATAAGGCTAGATACAACAGTACCATTTATTGCATTAGTTATACTAGAGTCTACGTAATTTAAGGTTGCGAAAGTACTATTTATTTTAGAAGAACTCCATCCTGTTGTTAGAGTTATAATGCTATCATCAAAACCGGAGTTAAGAACAACATTACCTATAGCAGCGTCAACATAAACTTTTGATGCAAGGGGTGTTATCTTAGAGTTTATATAAGAAGAACTCCAGGTTTTGTTCGTTACGATACTAGTATCTGCAAGCATATAAGTACTATTATATATCATATCAGTAACTGTATCATTTATAAAAAGACTCTTTAAACCAGAGTTATATAGATCAAAATATTCTTTAGTAATAAGACATTTAGGATCTATTATTTCAGATACAGCTAAACCTGGTGCTAAAACTTGACCGTATTTATTTACTTCGAATACATTGAATCTAACAGTATCGCTGCTACCATAGCCTATTTCAAAAAGATTATTATAATTTGGTAAATTATATCTACCTATTGAAGTACTATAATTTGAATTAGACTTAACTTGATAACCTGTACTGAAAGAATAATGACCATAAGCTGTATTGCTTTTACCTATACTTGTAGATGCATAACCATAAGCAGTATTACCAATACCAGTTGTAAAAGATGCTGTACCAGAAGATATATTGTTTCTACCTGTCGTTGTACTATAATTTCCATAAGATTTATTATTATCGCCAATAGCAAATGATCTATCACCTATTGCTCCAGTAAAACCATTACCTCTAAGAGTCATATCTATAGCATCTAATCCTATATCACCTCTAAGAGTAGCATCTTCACCTATTAATCTCCAACCTGAAACAGCCGCTTCAAATATTCTTTCTAATCCTGTTCCTAATCTAAAAAAATCAACGTATTCTTTTGTTACTAATGCTTTAGGTTCTATTATTTCTTCTAATAGACTACTAGGAGCTATAATTTGTCCTCTAGATTGAATTTCAAAAGCATTAGATCTACCACTTGATGTTCCATTACCAATTTCTAGTATATTATATTCACTAAAAGAATAGTTTCTTATACCATCATTTCTATAATATGCATATGCTTGACCTTTGTTATAAGAACCTAATGATATCCCATTATCTCTATAGTTTAATAATCCTGTACCAAGTTGTAAAGAATGACTCCCATAATTGGCATTATCTGTACCAATTTGTAATGAATAATTATTAGTATTATTTTGACTAGAACCTATACTTATAGAATAAGAACCAGCATTATTTTGTTTATAACCCATTGTAAGAGAATGAGAACCTGAGTTTATACTTTCTGTACCATGTATAATAGAATAAGAACCAGATACAGTATTATTTAAACCAAACGCAACAGAGTAATTACCTGTTGCACCAATTGTTAAACTTGGTAATGTACTCTGTGAAAAATCTATGGCTTTTTCACCTATATCACCGTAGTTATCTGGATTGGTGTTTATAAATCTCCAACCTTGGCTTAATTGTTCAGCAACTTCTTGTAAGCCTGTTCCATCATGTACATCAGCATAGTAAATCTTTAAGTACTCTAGTGTGACAAGCATTTTGGGATGTGTCGCAGTAGGGTTTGTATAAGAAGTACTGTCGAACGTAGGAGCTATAATGTCTCCACTTCTATGAACTTCCAACGCATTTGTTCTACCTTCTAATGAAGAACCATTACCAACCTCGAATACATTTGTTAAATTTGTTCCTGTATTTAAAGCGCCTACAACAGTACAATATGATGCGTTACCTATAAGATTATATCCTAATGTATGAGAATAATTACCATTAGTTGTATTACTTGGACCTATTGCTGTAGAATAACTACCATTAGCACTTGTATGTGAACCTAAAGCAAATGAATAAGAACCAGCAGATCTAGTATATGTACCAATAGACAAAGAATAAGAGCCAGGCGCCGTAGCATAATAACCTATTGCTTTTGAATAAGATCCAGATGATATAGAACTTATTCCCACTGCTTTCGAAAATGACCCCGAAGCCGTTGTGTTAGGATATTTATATCCTAGTCTTGTTCCTATTGCTTCTGAGTACGAACCTGTCGCAGATACATAATTACCTTTAGATTGAGAATAAGCGCCTGACGCATTACTATATGAACCTATAGCTAAAGAATAATCGCCACTAGACTGTACAAATCGTCCTAAAGATAAAGAATAATTACCAGAAGCCCCTCCTCCATTTAGATATGTATTTTCACTAAAATCCATAGCACCTTGACCTATATCTGTATGGTTTAAAGGATCTTTGCCAAATAATCTCCATCCTCTGTTACCAGCTTCATATATTATCTCTAGTTGAGATATAAGGCCCTCAGGGGGATCTGTTAATTCTAAACCTGTACCCTGTGGATTAACCGTAACAAACTTTTTTGGTACATAAGAACTAGGTGTATCTGGTAGGCCTAAAAAAGTTCCACCAACATTTGCATCAAAATATTCCTTTGTTATAAGACATTTAGGATTAGCTATTTCAGCAAGACCTAATTCAGGAGCTAATATTATACCATCTTGTGAAACCTCCATAACGTTTTTTCTATTTAAGTCATCTTGTCCATAACCTATCTCAAAAACGTTATTAAGGTTTGTTCCATTATTAAATTTACCTATAGAAAAACTAGAGTCAGCTGCAGCTATAGTATTATTACCTGCAGATAAAGAATAAGAACCTGTTGCAGACGTTTTATAACCAAGAGCAGTAGAATATGTACCTTGAGCATAGTTATTTAATCCTGCAGCAAAAGAATATCTACCTTCTGCTCCCATTGTAGAAGAAGCACTTGAACTTATACTTAAGTCTACTGCTTTATGACCTATATTACTAAAATTGTTAGGGTCAGACGCAAATAATCTCCAACCCTGATAATTACCTTCAGTTAAATTTTCTAATCCAACTTTATTTGTTATATATTCTTTTGTTATTAATGATTTAGGTGTATCAATATTAATAAGTTTATAGTTAGGGGCAATTAATGACCCAGATGTATGTATTTCAAACGCATTTGTTCTAGTATTTTCGTCAGTACCCATACCAACTTCTAGAATAGTACTATTAGAAGTACCTGCATTATATTGTCCAAAACTTGATTGACTTAAGTTTTGAGCTATAGTATTAAAACCTGTAGCGAAAGAATAATCTCCAGAAGATCCAGATAATAATGTACTTTCGCTTATATCTACAGCCATTAGACCTGTATTATTATATTTAATAGGGTTTTTACCTATAAGTCTCCAACCAAGGGTAGAAGCTTCATAGATTGATTCTAGTCCAGAGTTGCCGCTAGCAACACCTGAATCTATTAATGATTTCCATACTAACGTGTTAGTTTCATCTAACCAACCATGTTCGCCTGTATCTGTAGCAAAAACCATTTCACCTGGTCTAGGTGGATTCGCTGTAAGAACACTTTTACAAGCTCTTCTAAAAAATATACCAGTTATATTCATTAATAGTCCCTATTTTTAATAATATTTATAAACAAAATATTAAGTATAATCGTGTTATAATTATGATAAATTAAATAAGGACTATTAATGTACGTAACACATGATAATAAAGTATTTTTACATATGATAAAAACAGCTGGAATAAGTTTCCATGATTCACTATTATCCTAGATATATAATACTAAGAAAACCGGAAGATTGGTATGTTTCATTCTATAAGTTCTTCTCAGAGACTAAAGGATTTTTTAGTTTTATTATAAAAGATAGATTCGAAGATAAAAATGAACCAGAAGGTTTCAGAGAAGAAATGTCTGATTTTGACACATTTGTAGAAAGAGCAATGAATTTAAAAGACTTTTTTATAAAAAATCCTGAAAGATTAAATATAGTTAATTCTATATTACAAGAGCAACATTCTTTACAGATATTATAGATGATAGAAATATAAATGATTACAATATGTCGTTATTCGATTTTTTCTGGAGAGGTACTGGTGGCGACACAGCTAATATAATAAGAATGGATAAAAATATGTCTGCTAATATAGAAAATATATTTGGTTTTCCTATGAAAAAACACTCAAATAAAACAGTTAGTTTATCGGATTTTTCAATAAAAAGTGTTAGTAAAGAAACGATAAATAAAATAAGAAAAAATCATAAAAGATTTTATAATGCATTAAATATAAAGGTATAAAAAATGATAATATTATTATTAGGTAAATCTGGCGCAGGTAAAACAACAGTTGCGCAAGCAATGGAAAAATATATAAAAGATAGTTTTGTTATAGACGGAGACGAACTAAGAGAAGAAATGAAAAATATGGACGTAGGTGTCCATGGTAGAGAAATAAATATGCATACAGGTCTTTCTAGAGCAAGAAGATTAAGTGATTTAGGTTTTACTGTTTTTGTAGCTATGCAAGCGCCTTTTAAAGAAATAAGAAATATATACTTAAACGAATTTGATATACAAATTGTTGTAGAAAATAATGGTGATAATCCAAAAGATTTAAAAGGTTATAATAAAAACTTCAATCCAGATTATAGCGATGTTACAAAAAATCTCGTATTACAAGATTTTACACCTGAAACATTTTATGACGAATTTATACCTAAAGTATTAGTACCAGCGAGATTTCAAGGTTTTCATAAAGGACATAAAGTTGTTTTAGAAGAAGCAAAAAGAATTTCACCAAATATTACTGTAGGTTTAAGAGTTGACGATGATGATGTTATAGATTTAGATAGAAATATTAAATTACTTGAATCAAAAGGTTACAAAACCATAAAAACGCCAAATATAAATGAAGATTGGATAGAATTTGTTAATAAATTTGATTATTATGTTCAAGGTAATCCCATGGTTATAGAAAAATTTAAAGGTTCGAATTGTATACTTAAGCACGTTCCTAGATATGGTAGCGTATCTGGTACAGATATTAGAGATAATGTTTCTAATAATAAGTCTGTTTCTAATAATATAGATGCAGACGTTGAAGCTTTAATTAAAGAAAGTATATAGCTTAATGCTAATATTAAAATCTATAGTTTATAGAATAATAAGAATATTACTATTATTAGTAGTTTCTTTTATTATATTAGGTAACATCAATTTAGCTATTAGTATTTCTTCTATAGACGCTATAATAGCAACAATTTATTACTATTATTTTGATAAAATTTGGTTTATTTTCGAACCAAAAATAAAATCTCTTCTACTATTAATTAAATATAGAAAATTTAATAATAAATAATAATTAATAACAAGGCGAATTATTAATAAATTTTATGTTACTATAAATAGAATCTATTTCTGTTGTATTTGGTCTAACTAAAGAAGTACAACCGTCAAAGACATTATTTATAGTTATAGCTGAAGTAGTATCTATACTTGATAAACATTTTAAACTTGAACAATTTCTCCATACTTTATCAAAATTATAAGCATAAAAACTATTAAGCATTGGGAAGTCTAATAAAGATACACATCCATCCCATGTCAAAATATAACTTCTTATAGTAGAAAAATCACTAACAGGAAACTTCGTTAGTGATGTACAATCTCTCCATGTTTCTATTAAATTATTAGTTTTATTTATAATTATTACATGAAACGACGTCATAGATACGCATCCTTTCCATGTTCTAGTAAAATTTTCGCAAGAAGTAGATTCTATTTCTGGGAATAGAATTATACTAGAACAATTTTCCCAAGTACTTTCTAAGTTCTTTACTTTTCCCGTATCAATTAAAGGAAAAGTAATTAAACCTATACAATTTTGCCATGTATTTTTCATTGTTACAGTATTTCTTGTATTAATTAATGGAAATGACGTAAACTTATCACATCCTTTCCATGTTGAATCTAATTCTTTTAGGTTTTCTGTATCTATTTGTCTAAAAATTATAAGAGACGAACAATTTTCCCATGTTGAATTCATTCGTGTAACATTTATTGTATTTATTGCTTGAAACGTATTCATTATCGTACAATCTTTCCAAGTTGCAATCAAATCTATAGCCGAACTTGTATCTATTAAAGGAAAATTAATTACGCCAGAACCTTCCCATGTACTATAGAAGCCTTTTATATGTGTTGTATTTAATATTGGAAAATCATGTAAAGCTTTACAATTTTTCCATGTTCTAATTAATGAATCAGATGATGTTAACAGTATTTCAGGAAAACTTAACATATTTGTACAATTTTCCCACGCAGAGTTGAAATTATTTACGTTTTCTGTATTAAAATAATTTATTGTTTCTAAAGATGTACAATTTAAACAAAATTCTTCCAAGCTTTCTATATTTTTTGAATCATATCTGAATTCTACGTTTCTAAGATTCGTATTATTTTTAAATAGTCCTTTTAATGTACTTATTTCACATGCTAATATAGATATATCTGTAGGTGCCGTACTTGTTATATTGGCTAGATCTATATAATTTTTGTCTTGATATATAGATACTGTTACAACTTTTTTATTATTATGTTCTATTTTAGCATAATCTCTATAAGTAATACTCTTTAATCCATTATTATAATCAACAACTATATATGAACCATTACAGTTTATATCTGTATATCCATCACCATAGATGTTGTAAATATTCATTTTATAAGATAAAATATTAAAGTTCTGCCACCATGCTTTAATATTATAGTCTTTTATATAACCATCTACTATTTCTTTATTTAGATTATTATGTTTAACAAACATTTTCTTTATTATTTTATTATCTATTCTTCCACTAGGCGTTTTTAAACTCATAAAGACCCCAATACATAATAAAATATTTGTTTTTTCCAAATATTATTAATTTTACTCCATTCAGTATATGGTTGGTTATCTAGTTTGTTTCTTATTATAGAGAATGGAATAATATTTATTATACTATTTACACCTATACTATTACCTGTGTTTAAATAATCTATAACAGGTTTATTAATATTTTTAACAAGCATATATAATTGTACAAAATTACTATAACCATAAAAATCTCTTTCATATCCTTTAAATTCTGCTTTATATATACCTGTAGATGAATCATATAAGCCATCTGGTATAACTATATCTATACCATCTATATTTAAATTTAAATTAACAGGAGTCTTTGTAGATTTTAATTTAAGTGTTATAGAAAAATCTATATAATTTTTGCCGTCAACTATAGAATCATTATTTGTTATTGAAAAAATCGAGAAAATTTCATCTCCAGATGAAATACCTATTTTCTCTAAATTAGGATCTTCTACTAATACCACACTAGGGCCATTATTAGGTATTGAATATATCAATTGTAGATTTTGTTTATAATAGTTTATAATAGGTGAAGAATTGTATTGTATATATTTATCGCCATTAGTACCTAACGTATTACTCGGTATAGTTTCACCTTTAAAGACTATATTTGCTTTTAATTGGTTATTACTATTTAGTTTAACCCAAGCCCGGAACCGGTGGATTATCTGTAAGGTTTTGTTTACAGCTATTTCTTAATATTATTCCATTAAGTCTTTTATGTTTAATCATCTTATATAATATATTACAGTACCTTGCGGATCAGCTGTATACTCTCTAAAATTTTCTCTTTCAGGTATTATTCTATATTTATTTACTTCTTGCCAATTATCGTTTATTTTACACCATTCTGTATAATTATTTCTAATTATTGTTATTTCGTTTATGAATATATCAGAAGCAGCTTCTTGCATATAAATATCACCATTTGAGCCAAAATTTTTAGATGGAGTATTTGTACCCTTGTAAATATTTGCCACAGAATCGTTAGACTTACGTAGATTGTTATATACTACTTCATTGTTTTCGTTTATCCACCCGTGTTCGCCTGTATCAGTATTAAAAACTATTTCTCTTTTAACAGGCGGAGATAAAGATAAAATTTCGGTATTAGCATGTCTAAATGTTATGCCTGATTTCATTATTTTTTCCTTATACTATATAATATAATGTTCCATCAGAATCTTCAGGGAACTCATCAGGTAGAGGGTCTTTATTTAATATTCTATAAAAATTTAGTGTTATCCACTTGTTATTATCTTTAGTCCACTCTGTATAATAATTTGTTTGTGAATATCCGTCTGGATATTGTATATATTTATCGCCATTTGTTCCCAAATCTACAGACGGTATATCTATTCCCTTAAATACTATATTATTTGTACTATATCGATTATCCAATATAACAAAATTTAGAAATGAATTTTCATCTAACCAAGCAAACTCGCCTGTATCATTTATAAATACTAATTCACCTTTAACAGGCGGATTAGCTTGTATAACTTTTTTACAAGCTGATCTTAACAATATACCTGGTAAAGACATATTATATTATCCTTTTATTAAACCACTGTACCTGTAGCATCTGTCCAGCTTGTACCATTAAACCATATAGGTTTAAGTAAAGTAGTATCCCAGAAATAATCACCAATAGAAGGTGTAGTAGGTCTTGTAGCTGATGTACCAGTTGAAGCTTTTAATATAGGTAATGAATCGACTTTATCAAATATAAGTTGTAATGTATTATCTGTTGTAGCTAAGTTACCTGCAAATCCTGCTGAACTATAAACCTCATTAACTTGTCCTAATTGTAATCCATCTACCTTATTAAATATTAACTGTAATGTATTATCTGTTGTAGCTAAATTACCAACAAATCCTGCAGATGTATAAACTTCGTTTAATTCACCTAATTGTAATCCATTTACTTTGTTTGCAACAAGTTGCAAAGTATTATCTGTTGTAGTTAGGTTACCCGCAAATAAAGAAGCATCTAAAGGATCTGCTGTTACCAATGTATCAAACTTATTAAATATTTCTTGTAATGTATTATCTGCTGGAGTCAAGTTACCAGCAAATCCTACAGATGTATAAACTTCATTTAATTCACCTAATTGTAATCCATCGACTTTGTTAGCAACAAGTTGTAATGTATTATCTGTAGTAGCTAAGTTACCTGCAAATAAAGAAGCATCTAAAGGATCTGTTGTTACGAGTTGATCTAATTTTATAGCAACTTCTTGTAATGTATTATCTGTTGTAGCTAAGTTACCCGTAAATCCAGTAGCATCTATAATATCAGTAAATACTAAAGCATCTACTTTGTTAGCAACAAGTTGTAATGTATTATCTGTTGTAGCTAAGTTACCAACAAAAGCTGTTGAATCTAAAGGATCTACTGTAACAAGTTTATCTAATTTATCTAAAGCTCTTAATACAGGGTTAATATCACCTAGAACAAGATTATCTATTGTATTCAATGCAGCCTGTATACTAATATCTGCTGCTGTAAGGTTATTATTAAATAATGTCGTATCAACATTTAATTCACCTGCTAAAGTTGGTACAAATAGTTTATCTAGCTTATTAAAAGCTTGTTGCATGGTATTCTCTGCAACACTAAGATTACCAGCAAATAAACTCGTATCTAAAGTACCGTCTATACCAGAAATAACTATATTATCTAATGTATTTAGTGCCTTTTGAACTGTATTATCTGTTACACTTAAATTATTATTAAATGTTGTTACATCTAAAGAAATTATATCACCTGTTCCAGATCCTAGAGTTAAATTATCCAAAGTATCTAACGCTTTTTGAACTGTATCATCTGCAGCTGTAAGATTGGTATTAAAGTTAGTTACATCTGTACTAGTTGCTACAGACGTACTACTAGTACTAACGCTTAAATCTCTCCAAGTTAAGGCACCTACGGAATTTATCCAACCGTGTTCGTTTGTATCAGTTGCAAATACCATTTCTCCAGATATAGGTGGATTCGCAATAAAATCTGCTTTAACGCCCGTTAATAAAACTGCTCCAGCAGAAGTTGTTCCTGTTAAGTTAAAATTACCCCAATTTAGAACGCCAGAAGAGATCTATAACCAAGTTAGCTTTTAAAGCTCTTCTAAATAATATTCCTGTTTGTGCCATATTAATATACCTCTTTATATTTTATTTTATTTTATTTATATACCTTCATTAAATAACACTAGCGCGTCACCATCGGAAAAATTAGCTTTAGAGAAAAATCTAAAATTATCAATAGAACCTTTTATTTGGTTAGAATAAACGCCATTATCTAATTTACCAGCAATTGTTGTAAATTTGTCTTCTGCTAAATTATATATTATATTGTTATTTATATATGTAGTCAAATAATTTATAAGTGCACCATCTATATATATCTTTATATTGCCTAGAGACATAAAAACGCATAAATGTACGTCTTTATTTAACGATATATTAAGATTACCTGTAGAACAAGATATTTTATTACTAGTTGTTGTATTACCTAAAAAATCTATATATGTCTCTGAATTTATAGATATTCTATTTGCTTTAATCGTATAATAATTAAGAGGATCTATAGCATGAGGTGTCAATTCTATATCTATACCAGAATTATTTAAATTTCCTATCCCATAATTTACGCACATATATCTTATTATATTACCAACAGCACTTGTACTATCTTTTATACTACTTATATTTAGCCAACAAGACATAACCAAATCCTGAGGTTCTCCCATAAATAGTCTATTAGAAACAGTGGTATTACCAAAATTTATTATACCGCCTAAAGTACCATCAAATAGAGCATTTTGATAAAATGCGCCCACTGAAGAGTTTATTGTACCAACCTTTTCAACAGAACCGTTTAGACCTAAACCACCATTTATTGCTTTAGAGGCTTCATTTAGAACAAGTGTTTCAATAGGGAAATTATCGTCAAGTTTAAAATGTGATATAGAGCTAGAGTCATTAAACATATCAAACGATAAATAATTCCTTCTATTATCACCTCTATAAGGAATTACAACTATTTTATTTGCTTCTATACTTATACCTTTATTGATTAATGACGGTGTAACGTTTACCATAGTAGTACTGTCAAAACTTGTACTATTTATTATACGCATACCATATTCTTTTATTTGGTTTTTTATATTAAAATCTATACTCATTTCATTACCACCACTTTATAATATGTTCCAGAACCCTTATATATTTCTAAATCTATACCAACATTTATAAACTGATAACTTATATCAACATGTTTAGCCGGATCAAAATATATTTCTTTTATTACTCTCGTATCGCCTGTTTGATTATTTATTTTATTTGTATAAAAAATATTTGCTGACATTATTTTTCCTCTATATAAAGTATATCTATTTCGCTTTGTACTATTGCTTTACTGAAAATTCTAAATTGATCAATACTAGATGTTAGTTGTTCTGTTAAATAGTTAGCATACAATGTGTCTGCTTTGCCAATTATTCCTGAAAATGTTTGTGTTATAACAGTATTATTCATATTTATTGCACTAACGAGCACAGAGTTATAATATGCTGTTATAATACTTCCACTTATTGTTATTATAACATTATTCCATTTATTTGGCTCTATAGGTAAATTAATTATATGTTTTGTTAAAGTACTATCCCAATATTCTATAGAATAATTATTAATTAGTAAAGAACCAGATTGACCCACGTTTACAGTACTTAATATATTTTTACTAAGAGAGTCTATAGAATTTATCCAATAACTTATTGTAAGGTGTGTTTTATTACTTAAAAAATCATACATTGTTATTTCGGATGAATTAAAAACGATAGAATTAGGTCCAAATGCAGATACATTAGAATATGTTATATTTAGCGGATTTGTTGCATTATTTTTTGTAGAATAATCTAGTAAATCATTGTTAAATTTATATAAGTTTATTCCAGAACTATCATTAAAAGGATCTACGTTGTCTACTGTTGAAACACTAGGCATATCAAGAACAATCAATCTACCTTTTAAATCTGAACCACTAAATAGTTTTGTACAGTCTAACATTTTATCTGTTAAAGAATATATATCTACAGAATAAAAGTCTCTTTTTAGTTTTACTTTATTTAATATACCTAGTTCTGTACTCATTTTATTTCTCCTCTTTAAAGACTGTTATTACTTCTGACTCTCTCAACGACTTATTAAATATTCTAACTTGTTCTATATTAAGATTTTGACTAGAAGTATCACTTAAAGACGTATACGAATTTAGATTTCCTGCTATTATAGGATATGTACCAGATGTAAATCCTTTCGTATATGGTATAGATATTCTTTCTATACCGTTCTTATATACTGTAAATTTATATCCATTATAAGTATATGTTATATTATTGAAAATATCCGGTTCAACATTTAATATAACTAGAATACCATCTCTTAAACCTTTAGTTAGTCCTATATATACGGGTATCTCATTTGAAAATATACCACTATCTACAACATACGTGTTCGATACGATTGCTCCATCTTCAAAACCAAAACCATAACCACCACCGACTGTATTAGCATCTAGTAAACCATGATTGCCAAAAAATGGTATATTATTTACTTCTCCTTTAATCCATATACTCATACTATGACTTTCATCATCATTTATTATATTCGCAGGGGCTATTGTTACAAAATTATTTAAACCATCTTGTATTCTTAAATATTTGTTCCAAAAACCGTCTATATATGAGACTATACCATTTGAAACAGCATTATTACTACCACTATCGTCTAATAGATTGCCGTTAAATCTATATAATGATATACAAGAATTATCCCCTAATATATCGAGTGTATCAACAGTACTAATACCTAATAAATTTCTTTCTTTCTTTATAGGTATTGTTAGTACATCTAAAGGGGCTGTAAATTGATATAATTTACTATTTATGCTATTTATGTCTACTGTTTTTTCTAAATTAGAAGAAAATATATAAGTATTTGTAGACAATGGTAATACCGTATCAATTATACCAGTACTTGAATGTTTAATATCAGCTATAATAAATTTATTATTAGACCATCTATATAGTATAGATGAACCCTCCTGTCCATTATTATCGTTATTAAATGATACTAGTAGGTAATTTAAATTGTTATGTATAAAGAATCTAGAGCCAACTGAACTAAAGTTTGTTAAAAGTGTTTGTAATTGGACGAAATTTGCACCGTCAAATTTATATAATATCTGATCTACATTTCTAGATAAACTGGTTCTAGAATTTGATGATAATATATATGTATCCCCACTTATTTCAAAAGCATTAATAAATGTTGGATTTGTAGAATTAATACTTTGCTCTAATATAAATGTTGTACCATCAAATTTGTATATATCTATTGTATTATTATATGATAATGTTGTTTCGTCATAAGAGCTCGGTAAAAATAGATATTCGTTTGACCCTATAGTATGAAACGTATTCATTAAGCATTTCTTCGTTGGGAATGCTTTATCTAATACAAATTTAAATCCGTCCCAAACAAATAGTTCTGAGTTTATATTAGTAGTAACGTTATCATAAGAATTACTTATCATTAAATAATCTACACCATTTATATTTTTATGCGAAGAATAATTAGCACCATTTGTTTGTATATCTTGTAATAATATAAAATTGTTACCATCCCATTTATATAATTTTGAATTGGTTGACCAATTATATACTTCATTATAATTTTGCGATATAAAAATGTACTTATCAAAACCTATAGTAAAGAAATTACCATGAACAGCTCCTGTCGTCTGTATTAATTGATGTTCTATTAATGATGTACCATCCCATTTATATAATATAGAATTAGTAAGAGGACTATTATTTGCATCAAACTTTATAGGAGCAAATAGATAATCAACACCATCTATAGAAAAATATTCAGTATAATTTATACCATTATATGCTATATTTTGTACTTCTGTAAAGTGATTACTTGGTGGAGCAAATAATAAATTTGTATCTACACCTTCTTTATTAATAACATTTCCGCCTGATTTTCTTAATAGATCAATATTTGTTTTTAAATTTATCATATTTTATCCTAGCTTCTAGTTAACGAATCTAAGTTTCCTGCTAGATTATAAGCATAAGTTTTAGTTAATAATAAAACATCACCCGTAGTAAGGTAATATTTTTCTGTTATAAGTTGATCATTCGAGTAAGTATATAAGCAATAATATGCTATATTTCTATATAAATAGTTTGTTCGTGTCATATTATTTACAGCGTCGTAATCTATACTAACAATATTAGCATACTCTAGTGATCTATCTATGAATTCGTTCGTATCTTGTAAAACCAATGAATCTATCGTATTTAAAGCCGTTTGCACGTTTACATCTGTAGAACTTAAATTATTATTAAAAAGAGTTGTATCAACAGACGTATCTAACGCTGTAGTACTGGAATTCGCTTCTAAATACTCTTTCGTAACAACGTCTTTAGGTTTTAATATATTAGATATAGTAGATAATGGTAAACTCATTATACCTGTATTACTTAATTCTAATGCGTTTGCTCTGTTTAAATCATCTGTACCATATCCAAATTCTAATATATTTGTTGCTGTTCCTATATTATATTTACCAAAAGAAACAGAATAATCTGATACAGATTTTGTATCTAAACCAAAAGAAACAGAATAATTACCACTAGAACCAAGAGAAGTCAGTGTTGATTCACTAAAATCAATAGCACCTTTTCCTATAGGTGAATAATTAGCTACATTTCTACCTATAAGTCTCCATCCTGTTTCTACATCTACAATTTTTTCTAGTCCACTCATGAACGAATCTTTATTTAAATCTAGATACTCTTTTGTTATTAATGTCTTAGGCGAAGTCATATCAAGCAAAGACGAATTAGGTGCTAATACTAGTCCAGTAGATGTTATCTCTAATGCATTTGCTCTATTTAAATCGTCTGTACCCATACCTACTTCTATGATATTTGCTGTATCTGTTCCCACATTAAACATACCACAAGAAAATGAGTTTTTATTAAGCGATATTGTATTTTCTCCTATAGATGTAGAATAATCGCCTATAGCAGTTGTATTTAAACCTATAGAATATGCATATAAACCTGTACTAGTGTTATTATTACCTAAACCTTTAGCAACGACTGAATCTATATATTCTTTTGTTATTATATTTTTAGGATTAGTTATGTTATTTACGTTCGAAATAGGTAATGTTATATCTCCATTTCTATTCAGTTCAAATAAGTTTATTCTATTAGTTGAACTTGTACCATCACCTATTTCAAAAATATTGTTTATATCTGTACCAACATTATATCTACCAAATGAAGTTGAATAATCTGATATAGCCTTTGTATTACTATTAAAAGTTGTTGAGTAATTCCCAGAACTAATGTTGTTTATACCAGCTGCAAATGAACCAACACCCGAAGCATCTCCTCCGCCTATAGCAGTAGAATAATTACCTGTCGCTTTTGAACTATTTCCTATAGCTGAGCTTGATTTCGCTGAAGAAACAGAATTTAATCCTATACTAAAACTATTATCACCAGATGCGCCATTTACATTATTTAAATTCGTACTAATACTTAAATCTATTGCATTTATACCTATATTTGCTTGAGATAAAGGGTCTGTATTACTTAGTCTCCAACCTGATTTAAGATTTTGAGTTATTTTTTCTAAACCTGTGCTAACGAAACCTACATCTAATTTATCTATTGTGCTTAACGCGGTTTGTATATCTACATCTAGTGAAGATAGATTTTTTGTAAAAGCACTCGTATCTATTACTATATTTTTATCGCCTAATTGTAATCTATCAATAACAGATAAAACAGATGTTAATGTATTACTTATATTAGAAAGATTTCCCGTGTAGTTTGCTGGATTAATTATTTCGTTTTTATCGCCTAATTGTAGAGAATCTATTTTATTTAATGCCTTTTGTATATTATCTTCTGTTGGCGATAAATTATTGTTAAAAGCAACAGTATCAGTATTTATATCTGCAGCCGTAAAAAGTGCATTATAATAAAATTTCTCTAATTTTTCTATTGCTATTTGTACATTGTTGTCTGTAGATGATAATTGTCCATTAAAATTAGAAGTATTTAATTCTGTACCCATAGCAGACGCGACTAATGTTCTATTTAGTTTAGACCATACGAGTTTACCATCCCCATCTAACCAACCATGTTCACCTGTATCACTAGCATAAACAATGGAACCAGCTGGAGGAAGATTTTCTATAAAGAACTGTTTAGCTGCTATAGATAATGTAGGTGTTTTATACTCTACGAATGTACCCCATTTAAGTACTCCTTCAGCATTTAACCATCCATGCTCGTTTGTGTCTATTGCATATACCAATTCTCCTACTAATGGTGGAGACATGATAAGCTTTTCTTTTAGTGCTCTTCTAAATAATATTCCTGCTTTTGCCATGTTAGCCTCTTGTTTTATTGTTATTTATAACTTTTTTTATAGAACTTATTTTTTGTTTGTTTATGATTGCCGACGTCCTCTAATAACTTAACTTCTCTTATGTCCAATGGTAATACGTCTCTATCTGAACCTAAGAAATGTGTATTACTTTGCTTGACTTCAGTTTTTATAACTTCATTATGCCAAGTTTTTAGTCTTAAATCTCTAAATACTGTTTTAGGTCCGAAACCTATTAGCTCTAGTGGTATCTTTAAAACATTTTGTTCTCTACACCATCTTTTCCAATGAGGTTTAACAGATGTAGAACTAGTTTCCATATAGTATTTTAATAATAGACTAAAATCAGTATTTCTAAGACAACCAATAACAGAATTAGAATTACTGGAAGGTTCACTAGAGTCAGTAGAAGAACAAATATCTGATTCTAAAAATATTGATGGTAAGGACTCTATAGGTGTAGACGACATCATATCTGCGTCTACATACCATCCACCATATATTGTTAAAATCTTAAATTTTAGTTCATTTGCTAATCTTACATTACTATAATTTTTATAACTATCGTGTAAATTAAATTCAGCTATGTCTTTATCTGTCCATAAATAATACTTATAATTAGGATTAGAGTCTTTTATAGATTTCATAGCTATCATTATAGATTGAGGCATATCTTCACCTATCCATATTTGATGAATTATTTTAGGTATAGTAGGCTTATTCATTAAATATATCCTTTAGTGATCTATAAACATATCTTTTGTAAAACCTTTAGCGGTTTTATTTACAACAAAATCACATATATAGTATTGTTTATAATTATTTATATCATTTACTATCTTATCATATTTTAATATTATATCTACAGTATTTGCTACGTTTTTTCTAAAAACTATATTTCTACGTTGAAGGCCGCTGTCTGTACTTGTACTTAATTGTAACGTTGTTTCAAATAAGCCGTCTGTATCTACTAAATCATTATATCTTCTATTTGTATTTCTATGTTATAGCTGACAGAATAGTTCACACCTAAACTATAGTCTAATGTTAGTATTGTTGCATAGGGTATTATTGCAGCCATATTATAATGTTCCCCAGTTAGTTGAGTCTACAGATATATGTAGCTTTGCACATGTTTCATATATTATACCAGACGAATTAACAATATCATCTATTAACCTTTTCCATTGTAAAGTGCCGTTTTCATCTAACCAACCATGTTCGCCTGTGTCTAAAGCAAAAACCATTTCACCCTCTATAGGTGGATTTAATATTAGTTCAGATTTTATTGACCTTCTAAAAAAAATTCCTGATGTTGTCATTATGCTAATCTCCCGTAAACTGTTTTGCTAATGCTTCTTATAGAAACTTGCTCGTGAAAATCTGAATAAAATACAGAATTACCTTTAGCAAACTCTATATTTCTAGCTTTTATATCTAATACTCCATTAGCGGATAATAAAAAATATATTTCTATATCACCTATATTTTGATCTTTTACTATAGTTCTATCATTATTATATACAGAATCTGTTTCTGTATAATTTATTAATGTTCTAAGAGACGATAATTTTATACCAGAAGCATAAAGTTCTCCTTCTATTAAATCATTCGGTATATGAAATTTACCAGACATATCCCATATATATTCCTTAAAAGTCTTTGTCCATGTTATTACTTCGGGTGTTATTATATTAATGGTAGGATCACCATTACTATCATATATTACGTTACCATTAATATCATATAATATTTCAGTAACAGCCGGTTGTAATACAGTTGTTACAGTATCAACTAAATCTGTATAACCATTTATATTATATGACAAACTTTTATTTTCATTAGTATAAGATATTTGATGTAATGTTATGAATTCATCATTATAAATATTCTCATTTACTGTATGTACATGTTCAGGAACACAGGTACAATCCGTAGTAACAACTGTTGTTTTATCTTCTGCTAGAGATTTCCATTGAAGAACATTATTTTCATCTGCCCAGCCATGTTCCCCTGTATCAGTTGCAAAAACCATTTCACCTATTTTTGGGGGATTTGCCGTTAATACTAATTTACTAGCTCTTCTTAAAAAGGCACCTGTTTTTGGTTCTATATTACCCTGATCTACTATAACTTCACCACAATTACTTGCAATATAATATCTATTACCTGTTAATGCTGATACACTCATATTTTCACCTGTAGTATTTTATTTATACTTATACCTATAGAATTATCTGAAACAACAAAATCTGATATATAATTAAATGTTTTATCAAGACCGTCGCCTCTGTCTGTTTTTAATAGTACAGTTAGTGTTCCATCTATATTTTTTCTGAAAGATAACTTTTTATCTTTATACTTGTCTAAATATATTGGCGCTGTGTCATTCTTATTCATATTACTATAGCCTTTTAGGCTTATAAATGTATCAACTATACCGTCTGTTTGCAATATATCACTAGGTATTTGAAATTTTCCAGAGCAATCTATATGTTCGTATTCTGTATAAGACGGTATAAAAGGTGAAGTTGCTGTAGCTAATTGATCTGGTATAACTATAGTAACAATTATATTAATATGATAACTTACAGTATAATTATTTGTACTAGAATAGTCTAATGTTAGTAATTCAGCATAAATTCCGTCAGGATTTTGCGTACTTTCTGTGTTTATATGTTCTGTATTATAACATTTTGTTGTGAGGTCTCCTGATATTGCATTATCAACAGACAATTTTCTCCACAAAACATTTCTTGTTGCTGATAGCCAACCATGTTCCCCTGTATCAGTTGCAAAAACTAATTCGCCAAGAGCAGGAGGATCCATTAACAACTTAGCTTTAGTATCTCTTCTAAATATTATACCAGTTTTACTCATAACTATTAGCCTTTTATATTATTTATTTTATATAACTATTGTATCTATATTATATGTTGTAGCTGCTTTGTTTCTTTCTTGTTCTATTATATCCATATGTAAATTTATATTATTAATAAGCTTACTATCTTTTATAGGTAAATATAAATTACCTTTTAATGTTATACTAAATTCTGTTTGAATTATTCTTATATCTTCATCATCCATTTCATCCGGTAATTCTATACTAAAATCGCCTAGTGTAACAGGTACAGTAGTTGGTACATCTTGTACGTCCAACTCTTGTATTTTAAGAGATATATCAGGTCTAAACATTGGAGCTATCTGTTCTACTATAATTGTTGCGTCTGTAAATGTTCTTGTTGCTACATATATGGTAAAATTAAAATCGTAAGCAACAGGATTATGTTGAAAATCCATTATAAGCTTATCTGTTGTAGATAAATTTCGTCTATTTACTTTATTTAATTTATTAGTATCTCTTTCAGGCGCCTTAACCATACTATCGAACGCTAATACCATTCTAGGCAATGTATTAACATTACCCGTATGTAGATTTTCTATATCGTGTTCAGATATAGTATAGGCTTTATCTTTATTACCAAATTTTATAGGAATAATTATATCAGCTATTCTATCGCCATTAGCATTTATCCTAGGGATTCTTATGTCATTAAACATATCTAATAAAGCTATAGTATAATTTTTTATTGATGAATGGTAAAAATATTGCATATATTATCCTTTTATATAATTGTCCATGTACTACTATATAATTTACCATTTAAATCATAAGTAAAAGTATTAGTTTGCTCTATAGTATTAGCATTAGTTGTATTTACGTAGTCTATCTTTAATAATGCTAAAGATATATCATATGTATAAACCTCTTTATATATTTGATTTGCTAAAGAATTATAAGTTATAGGTGCATATATTTTATCTGTTATGTTTCCATTAACATCATAATTAATTGCTGTAAAATCTGTTTGTTCTAATATTTTATCTAACCTTTTTATAACTAGATTAGAGTCGAACGTTTCTATAGCTGTTAATCTAGAGTTTATAGTTATATCGGCCGCTTCAAAATCTGTTCGTACTAAAGTTATATCTGCTGCCAACTGCGTATCTTTTGCATTTGACTCGGTTTTGTTTGCTATAATTGTATTATTAATTACTGTATCAGCAGCTAAAAAATCTGTTCGTACTAATGCAACTTCGTTTGTTAAAGTAAGATAATCATTATTTATTGTTGTAATTTCATTAGTTATTCTTGTATTCAAAACTGTATCAGCAGCAGCAAAATCTGTTCTAATACCTGCCTCAGCCGATAATAATGTGCTTTGTGTACCCAATAATGTTGTTATATCTGTTTCTGTTGCTGTTACTCTGTTACCTAAAGATGTACTTAAATTCGTTATATTCTGCTCTGCTGTATTTATCTGTAGTGATAAAGTAGAATCTAATGTTGCTATTGTGGCATTTAAGTTAGTATCTAAAAAACCTAAATCTCTTTTATTTTTTTCATACTGATTATTTAATACTGTTATCATATTATATCTCCGTCCAAGTTGTACTAATTAAATTATTATTAACGTCGTATGTGAATATATTTTGCGCTATTAGAGTTATACCATCCGTAGCAAAATATCTTATTCCATTCAAAATATCACCTGTTCTATCCCATATTTCTTTATTTCCTGTAGAATATGAAATATCTGTTACATTAGAATTTATATCATAATTTATATTTGTAACATCCAACTGAGCAAATTCTTTATCGTGTCTTTGTGTTCTCTTTACAACAGGTATTATAGATACTAATAAAAGAGTACTAGATAAAGCTATACCGACCTGTGTACTATGAAAATAATCTGTACTAGTTATTTTTCCAGCATTTATTGTATCTAAATAATATGTCATACCTTTAGTTAAACCTGTTAATGTAACAGCCCCATTAAATAAAATAACTGGAACAGTATCTATTATTTTATAAACTCCTATAGTTTTTTCTCTAATTGTATCTGAACCTAAGGCTCTATAGTATATTCCATCAATATCTTTATAAACAAAATCTCCGTCTACAACACTTGTATGAATAGTAGCAGGATCTACTTTTAAACCATTCTTATTAACTACAGGATCAAAGTCTTTACTATCTATTAAACCTACAAGCTCTTTAAGAGCTCTATTTAATACAACAGCATCTCCTTTTTCGCCATCAGTCATCCAATTTATATTATTAGTAAGCATTAATTATCCTCTTATTGCGTTTTATATTAATATTTATAAACTAGATTTTTATTAAGTATATTTTTTATATAATAAAACAAAAAAGGTACGCTCATGATACACAATTCTTTTGATGACGATTATTTTTATAAAGGGAAAATATACTAGGATATTTAAACATAAAGAATATTTCTAATGCTCGATCAACTATATTAGAAGAGTATGTTCGCCGATTGGGTAATGATAAAGGTTTAAGCTCTTTTTTAGATGAATATAATCTTGAAATAGAATATGATCCCAATATAGGAGAAAATTATATTAAAGAAAAAGATATAAGAATAGATAAGAATTCTTCTCCTAAAATGTTCTATATACCTGATGAAATAGCAAAAAATCATAGAGGATTAGAATATATTCAATTAATGTTTAGTACTTCTAGTATAACACAACTAGAATTATCACGTGGTTCAATTAATGAAACCCAAGGTATAAGAATGTTTAAATTAACTTACAAAAAATTAATATGAAAAACTCTAAATATCCTTATATTTATGTTCAAGAAGGACAAGAAAATGTTTTTCTTGAAATGTACTTAGGGAATGAAAAGAAAAGGACATACATATAATGAATAAAAGAATATTTGGTGACGACAGAATAACTATAAACTCTCTGTATACGTTTAAAAAATCTGATATAAACGGTATTTATTCAGAACATTATAGATCAAGTTTAGATGGACGTACATATATGCAGTTAGCTATTTTAGTAAATGGACAAAGTATCGTAATAGATAAGAAAAAATATAAAAGATCAATATCTGAACGAGAGAATGAATTAATAGAATATCATAGAGGATGGGAAGAAACTCTTAGCAACATATGTGATAATATACAAGAAAGGAAAATGATATGATTATAGAATTAGAAGTACAAGAAGGAATACATATAAAACCTAAATTATTTAATTTAAATTTTGGCGGATTTCAAAAAGTAGCTGTTTGCGAAGATTGTAAAATGCACATTGCAGATAATTCTATTAATTCATATGCTCCTTGTGAAAACTGTGGTGGTAGTTTTAGTGGTTTAAAGTCTTTTACAGGAATTTACAAAAACGGAAAATGGTGCAAAAAATTATCTAATAAAGAAGAATATAGTATGTCATGGGGTGGATTAATATGAATGAATTAAATAGAAAAAATAATCATACAGAAAAATATTCGTTAGATAAATTATCTACGCCGAGTTTTACACTATATTCAAATAATATATCTGTTATGGTTAATATGATGGAAAAAGCGGTATGTAATATGTGTAAAGAAAATACTAACGAATATGAAAGTATGGAGTTTTATTATGAATTAAAGAAGTACAAAGAAAACTTATATACTAAATTAGATAAAAATACAATAGTATTAAAAAAAGAAAACGAAGATAAGATGGATATTATTAATAGACTTATATGTGGAGAATTATTATCTACATCTTGTGGAGCAGAATATTGGTTAGATATTGCTTCTGATGATATATCTAAAGACATATATCCTGAACAATTAAAAAAGGATTTTGAGTATTATGAATCATTTATAAAAGATACATAAATATATTTAATAAAAAAATAAAAACGCGAAAATAAAATATTAGCACAATAAAGAAGCGTCTATATATCTTTATTATAACTATAATTTATAACTATTATAAAACGTATTTATAATTTCCACTATCGTATATTTCAAATATCCCATTATTATGACAGTTTTCCATTGCTGTTTTATTATCATCATATACTTCTAATATATCTTCTAACTTATGCTTTTGATACTTCTCTCTACTTTCTAATTTATCGCCATTTATGTAAAAATGATTAGGCTTAATTGTATCTAAATACATTCCTGTTTTTAAATAAATATTATCTAATTTAGAATATCTTCTATCAGCAAAAGTTATAATGTCTTCTTTTATTATAGACTTAGAATATTTTAATAATTTACTAAAACCGCCTACTACAGTTGTATTTAATATAGTTGCACTTCTTTTTAATTCAATATATTTGTCTTTAGATCTATGGGATCTTTTAAATGTAACAACTTGTACTAATTCATCTTTATAAAATAAACCATAACGTATAGGTGCATTATCTTTTCCTTGGATATGATTCATTTCCAGGAATCTATTAGACTTTTTACTGGATATTTCTTTAATAATACATTTTCTAGCATAAATTTTTTTATTTGAATAACCTAATTTAGCTTTTAATATACTTTTTACTATATCTTTTTTATTTAACCATTCTGTTTCAAAAATGTGTATTAGTTGTATATCATTTTCTTCACATATTTTTGTTTTATTTAAATGATAGTTTTTATCTTTAAATTTAGAACTATGCCAATATACGCCATCGTACTCTATTGCAATTTTTAAATCCGGTAAATAAATATCTAATTCTTTACCAAGATGTCTATCATTTTCTATAATATTACCTGTGTAAAAACTTTTTATAAAATCCAATAATTCTTTTTCTCCGTTAGAAATAGATGAATGATAACCACTAAAATGAATATCTAATTCTTTACAATTCGTATCTAATTGTAACATAAAATCATCACTTATTTTATCAAATCGTTTATAGTATTCGTTTTTAAATTTATTATTTACGCCATTAGTGTATAGATAAATGTTATTTTCTATAACCTTTTCTAGAAATTCTTTATTAGATAAATTTTTATAGTCTATAACAGCTTTCTCATATTTATTCAAGCAGATACAACTTCTTTTTTCTCGTGTTTTCTTATCATAATCAAGTATATTATTACAATATTTACATATCTGGTTATCCTTAAGTATAACATGTTTATATACTTGTTCTAATGTTTTAAAGTTTTTAAAATTACTTAGTTTATCAATATATCTCCACTTTTGTATTTTTAATGTTTTATTATAAAGTCCATCTATAATTTCTTCTATTGATAAGTTTGCTACATTTTTTTGGATATTTACAATATTTGTTTTTTCTTGTATGGATTTTTCGCCTTTTGCTTGACAAGAGATACTACAGTATGTTTTAAAACCTACATTAAAATTTTCAAAAGAAGGTATATTATCGCACAATTTACATTTAGGGATTATATTATTTATTAGACAATAAACTTTTTCTTTATGAGGGACATCTAAAGTTATTTTTTCTTCTACATAATTGTATAACTTTAGATTTTTTGTTTGAGAATATCTTTTGGATTTACCTTTAAGATATTCTTTTTTTATTTCTTTTATCATATTATATTATATAATATGTATACTTAATTAATCAGAAAATTATAGACCAAGTTAGTTCTAATCTAACAGTATTCTCTTTTACTCTAGCAGGAAAAGTCTTCATTGAGAATATATCTGGACCCGCATAAAGAGCTGCTTCAGTATAAGCAACAGTACCGTCTGTAGCAGAGTTTGCAGCATAATCAGGTATATTTACTATGAATGTACACGTTCTGTTATTAATTATTCTTTGAACAGAACATACATTAACAGCTGGATTAGGATCTGTTATTGTTTTACCAACGTTTGAAATACTACCTTGGGCATTTACGTCTGTATAATCTAATGATGAAGAAGCCGTGTCAAAAGTTATTTCATAAGAAAAATTCGGTATTGTACTACCATCTGCTGATGGAGCTCCTAAAGCTCCATCAGCAGCTATATCTTCAGAAAAAATAAATTGTCTAGAAGATATAAAGTTATGTTCTCCAACTAATTTATAATCTATTATATTTGGATCAACATGTCCTTTTGTACCTAAAACAATTTTATTAATCGGTGTACCTAAAGTTAAGCCACCGATTAGTTTAGCCATATTTACTCTCGCATCGTCCATAATAAGATTTTTATCAGAGTAAACTTCTACACTACCATCTTTTTTATAGGCTTTTATAGAAAATTCGCCTCTTAAATCTGTATTATCTTGTAATTTCATTACTAATTCCTACCTTTTTATATTTATTTATAACACTGAAATGTTGTTATCTGTTAAAAGTACATTATTTCTATACACGCCAAAATCATATGTATCATTTATTGTTTCTGTTCCAAACTGTTCTACATTATCTACAGTAACATATTCTAATTTATATCCAATATAGAACGTTTCATGTCCTATTGTAAAATTATCCCCTATATTATATACATTTCCAAGAGACTCTAGAGATTTCTTCGTTCCAGGTGTAACCATTACTTTTAAAATATCTGAAGAAGACTCGTTTAAGGTTGCTCGTCATTTTCTTTTGTAAATTTTAGATCACCAAAATTCCATACAGCCTTATATACCTCTGCATCTACGTATCTATTATTTTTATAATATGAACTCGGTTGATAATTATGTACTGTATCTGAGTCATAACCAGAACCTATTATAAATTTTCCATTAGGGTCACCTATTTTTATACCTCTACCAATTACACCTGATATAAAATTTAATACATTATATTTTTCTCTACCGCAAATAAGATCTTTTCTTATTTCTGTTCTATTTTCCCAAGCAACATAGTGTGCATTATTTACATCTATATCTTGTCTACGTATACCTACTTCTAAGTTATCATTTTCATATCTTGATGGTGGTATAGTTGAGCCTAAAAGTTTCAGATCGTCTTGCGTTTTAGGTCTAAAATAAGATTCTATTCGCATATCGGCATCATTCCAGTGTCCAAAATCTATTGGATTTAATGCTTTATGACCAACTTGCCAAGGGGTATTTTTACCAAGATTACCGGGTGATAGTCTAGCAAAATTTTCATACGTATCTTTTATATCTATTTCTGGTATAGTATTATCTGTTGTGTTTCTTAGACCATTATATTGTATTATATTACCATTTTCGTCTGTAGGATTATATATAGGGTCACAAGAAGATAAAGGTAATAAACTTTCATTTTGTCTTATATTTGAAACGTACGTACCTATATCTTTTGTTAGAACTTTAGAAACTATATTTTTTGTTGTATATCTTATAATAGCACTTTTATAATAATTTTTAATTAGTCTACCGTTGTATGTTTTAGACGAGTTTATTATATCTGACACAATAAACTCAACTCGATCGAAATATTTTTTATTAAAAGATATAAATTTAGGTGGTAATAATATAGATGCTTCTTCTATAGTATCTGAGTCGTGAAATTCATATATAACATCAAGATGAGTTGCATCGATTACAACAAATTCTTTAAACGATATACCTTGTACATATTCTCTTTCTATACCGTTTATTAATTCTGAATTTAAATCTAATGTTAAGAATCCTTTAGACGCATCTTTTAATATAACATTTTTTATTCTTAGTTTAATTCCGTCTAATTCTTTATGTTTAGAATATAATTTGATATTATCATTTATATCTCTTACTAGTTTATAAGAAGGATTATTTTTATTATCTACAAAGTCTAATTCTAAACGTTCTTTTTTAAATTCGTCAATATTTATTATAAATGAATTAAGAAAACCAAATGGCTCATATATTTTATCTATTATTGTTTTTTTGTTTTGGCCAAGGTTGAAAAAACCACAGTCGCTAGGTTTTATATCTATTATGTTCTCTTGTACTAATGTATATTTATTATGTTTTTTGTTTATAGAGTCAAATTCAGTAAATTCTAATGAACTTATTTCTTTTTTATATTCTAGGTTGAATAAGTCTTCATTTTCTAGACTTATTATTCTTATAAAATCCCATACAAAACCTACAGGGTGTACTAGAGGTACAACAACATCTTTAAATACGTCTTTATATATTGAGCTTTCAACTCTATAATAAAATGTTTTATTAGGGTCTTTTTTTGTTCCTTCTAATAAATTAAAAAATGCGTCTTTACCTATACTATCTAACTCAGAAAGTCTAACAAGATCATATAATAAAAAGAATGAGTTTTTTGTTCCTTTTTTTGTATTAAATTCTCTAGCTATACTTCTATGCTGATTTGTTACGTTCTGGTTAAGTTTAGACTCTGTAACTCCTATAGAAGTAGTACCAATTAAATCATATGCTTGTCTATATGTATTTTGGATGTTTTCGTTTGTTTTTACATCGGCGAAAACACTCCATATTTCGTTTAAGTACGTTTTTAGTATTTCATTTTTAAAGTCTATAAAGTCGTAATTATTACTTTGTTTATATTTATATCTGTTCTATCTTTTTCGTGATCTATATAAATTTGCATTAGAGTAGACATTATTTCTTTTTCACGAAGAGTTTTTGGTACAGCTACATTAACAAAATTATCTATGCTACTCATTTATGCCTCTTTTTATTTATTTATACTAGTTAAAAGTAACATTTCTTAGTCTACTAAATGTATTTCTCTCTATTTTTATATTATCATTTTTTGCTGTTATATTTAATTTTTTAATAGAACCTGTAAATGAGTCTCTTCTAAGAGGAGCCTCTATCCAATTATAATGAGTTTCTGTTCCGTTAGAATTGTATTCTATATATGTTCCGGAATTTAATGTTACATCTTTATTAATTATTCTTTGTTGTATTTCATCATAAACAAATACATTACTTATAGTTGTATTACCTGAAGAAGAATCTATATTCACATTAGAATGTGTATTAATTGTTAACTTACATAGATTTTCTTTTTTGTATATTGTTAAATCGCCTACTTTATATCTTACAGCATTTAGATCAGAAGCTATAGGCATATAAATTAATGGTATTGTAATAACACTAGACATGTCTGATGGTCTTACTACAACATCTATTAAAGGATCTTTATTTTCTATGTTACCAGATGTATCTCTAGAAGTATAATTTAAATCTACTGGTTCAAGATATAATTTATCGCCCGGTACTATAAAGTCTATAGTATCACATTTAGTTAAATTATCAAATATTATTTCTCCTCTCTTTATTACAGATAATTTTCTTGTTATTGTTTGTGTAAATAATGGTTCTACAGGAAATGCTAACATCATTTCAAATTTCCAATAATCTCTATCACCTATAAAACCTGTTGTATTATCTACTTCTAGATCTCTCATTGTTGCATTAAAAAATGTTCCTTTATCTGGATTAGTTTTATCATCAAATAAGTCAACACTCATATTTACAGATGAAACAAGTCCATAATAATCACCTAATACAGTATCCATATTTCTAGATAGACTAGATGTATAAAATGATGAGTTAAATAGTTCTATTTTATTTTTAAAGAAAGAATTTATACTATCAAACATTAATTTATTTGTGTCTTTTCTAGTTGTACCTAGTTTATATTTTAAAACCCTTACATTAACATCAAAATCTATATATACAGGTTTTACATAATTAAACTTTAATGTTATTATCTGATAATTTGACAATATATTAAATAGAGACGTAGGATTATTATCGTTTATATCTATATAGGTGTTTTTACCTGTAACTTGATAATAAGTTGGGTAAAATAATTCTGATGACGATATATTATCTAGAGAATAATTATCTACAGTGCCTGTAAACGTAGTTGGTCTAGAATAAGGTATTATAGAAAAATAAACATTACCGGGATTTTCTACTGGAACCTCTCTTTCACCACCCCATACTTGAGAATAATTAACAAAATCTTGAGAATCAGCTATAGTCTTATAATCTTTCGTTGTAACTGCTCTATTACCTGTATTTGAGAATAAAGGCGCATTAGTTTTTATATCAGTATCTTTTTCTATATCAGAACCCGCTATATGTAAAACATAAGGTGTATTAGGTATATAGTCTATAGTAACAAAATCTTTATTATCAGATTTTATTATACCAGAAGCAAAACCTAATAAACCACTCGAGTCAAAAACATTCATTCTAAATATAGTATTTAAATCAAATGCCTGTCCATTTTCTGCATATTTTGTATATATTCTAACCATATTTTCATTTTCAATATCTGTTGCACTTATAAAAGTATTAGATGAAACATTTTTTTCAGCTATTAATGTTTTACTTCTATTATAAGGTATATTTTCTACTAATGAACTGTTAACATATTTTGTTACATATAATTCTATACCATCGTCTTCTATATTAGGATCTTCTATAGAAAAATAACCTGCATTAACCATATCTACAGTAGGATAAACGGTTAAATCATTATTTACGTATACTTTATCAGGGATAAGCGTATTATTATCTATAGCATTTTGTCTATCTATAATAGATTGAGGTGTTTCTGTATCCCATCTTCTTATAGAACCCTCTTTTACTATTATATCTATTGTATCTTTTACTATTGTCTCTTGTACTTTACCAAAACAAGTTGTTTCGTCGAAGCTTGAATATGTGACATTCCCAGATTGATCTATTAGTTGTTCGCATTTAGAAAATCTTGTATCTCTGTATGGACTAGTTAATACTTCGTTAAGCATACCACCCATAGTTGTTACACCATTTACAATAGTAGAATAACTTCTATTATTATTTTTTCCATGTTCATAATAATTTTCTGGTAAATCTGGCATTCCAGGTATTAAACCAACTCTAGGGTCTAATGGAAATGTTAATACACTAGTTATATCATCAAAGTTACTAGCAACAAACCCGTTAAATCCTAGAGGATTTGCTCCTGTTACGTTGTCTACTGTAGGAGACCAATCATACTCATTTTCTATAATATCGCCTCTTATATCTGAAAAGAAAAAACGTCTATCTAAAAATCCGTCATTATTTTTGTCATAAGCATAGTTTATAGATATAATAGAATTCTTAGGAGAACCACCATAACTATATTTTAAAATTATATTAGATCTAGAAACTTTTTCAAAATATTCAAGGTCAACCGTTATAGTACTTCCTGCAGGGTAACAAGGAACAGGTACTCCTCCAGCAGTTAGTACTATAACATTATCTGCTAGTAAGTGTTCATCGTGGTATATAACCTGTCCATCAGGCGTATCTATTCTTATTGACTGTACGGATTTAACTATGCCGTATGGGATTTCTATTCTTGCTCCACAATTGCTAGCAACAAATCCTTTTATAAATGTTGTTTGGGAAGGGATTATAACATTATTTTCATTAATAATTAAGTCTTGTTTTAGTATTCTTCTAATCTTTGTAACGTTTGCATTTATACTATTACCAGTATAATCTGTTGTACTTGTATTTTGTTTCATAAAAAATATCTCGTTACCGTCTGTAAATATTATATTACCATCCAAATAGATTATATTACCTGATGCGTTCTGCGCGTCTATTTCTGCTTGTGTCATAGTTATTTGTGCTTGGTTATTTGGTATATTACCGTCAATCCAAGAATAGTTACCGTCAATGAAAATATATTGTCCATCTACCGTTGTTCTATAATCTTGTCCTGTAAATACTGTATTACTAATTAGTCTGTATTGTCCGTCAATCATAACATATTGAGCATCTATTAAACTTAAATCAGGTAATGTACCGTCAACAAACATAGAGTTACCATCTATTTTAAAAGACATACCACTTGTATATTGAGGACCAACATCTTTTGTTCCTATATAAGTATAGTAATTACCATCTGATAGTACATAGTTACCATCTTGTAAAGATGATAAATTTTGGTTTCCAACTGAGTCTAAAAGAACTTCATTACCATCAACAAGTATATATCTACCATCTGCAACATTTACAGGTGTTAATACATAGTTCGTATTTCCATCAAGTGTATATGTTAAACCGTCAATAAATACAGTATTTCCATCAAAAGATATATAATTATCAGAACCGTTTACATATCTATAAACTCCATCAACAAAAACATAGTTACCATCTATTTTTTGATATTGGTCTTTTAGGTAGTTTCTACTTCCGTCAATAAAAATATAGTTACCGTCTACGAGAACATACGACCCGTCTTTAACGACAGAAATACCAGTTGTACTAAGATCTGTTGGTAAATATGTACCAGTCGCTGCATCTTGATAAACACCATCTAAGAATAACCATCTACCATCTACAAAAACAACATTACCATCTCCTAGTCTCGTATCTGTTTTATTGGAAAAATATATAACAGCTTCTATAGGCTCATTTGGTAATATATCATGTCTAGATGTAATAATAGCAGATGTTAAACCATAGTTACGAACAGTATCAGCCGGATGAATGTATCTAATTCACTAACATTTCCATCTACGTCTGTCATATGGACTGTATTTAGATGTTTTATACTGAATTCAGTTGGTGTTGTTAACGAAAAATTACCATTAGGTAATTCTGTTAAAGTCGTGTCAACATGTTGTATATTTGTATAGAATGGGAATTCTCTTTGTCATAAATGAACGTATCTATATTACCGACTTTTATAAAATTTCTATAACCTGTTACAGTATCTCTACCGTTAAAGCCATCATTTATATCCATTATATAGACGTCTTGACCTATATTACTTTTTAATGGTATTTGTTGATTATTTACTTGTTCTACAAGTAGTCTACTTGACGTAGCGTCAATATTCTCAAGAACCTTACAAACAACTCCTTGCTCAGATACAACATAAGAATCATTAACTACGTCTTTATATGAATTCTTAAGACTATTATTGAATTCATTAGTTAGTTTATTTATGTAAACATATGTTCCGAAAAGAGTATTTAACGATTCACCCATATAAACATAGCTATTAGTGCCGTCATTAAACGTCGAATACTTATCTAAACCAACTAGACCTGTCTTTTGAGATTGTAATTTTATTTTATATTGATACGATATTTTTCTTTTATGGATATAGCCCATATCTCTAGAGTGTTTTAATACATTTTTTCTATCTAATGCATTAGATAGAAACATCTCATTTATGCCAAACGTAAAATTAGTATTATTTATTACGGAAGAGTATGCTAGAAGACCTATAAGATTACTTATATTAGATCCGACGAACTCTGAATCTGTTAAACCATAATTATCTATAGCTATTCTTTTTAGCTCGTTTTTTATATCATCAAGTTTATAAGCATTTACCTTTAACATCTACTATCCTCTTTTAAATTTATCTGTTTTATCTAATGTACCCGTTATATTAAAAAGTATATTTATAATGACTCTATTATAATCTAAATCTTCTTTTATTTCTATTTTTTTGATTTTTACTCTTTTTTCGAATAAACTTATTGAGTATCTTATTTCTTCTTCCATTAACTGTACCGTTAACGGGTTAATTTGCTCAAATACAAATTTACCTATATTACAACCAAATAAAGGATTTCCTGGATAAGTACCAGGTCTTATGCTTAATATATTATTTAATGAATTATTTACGGCATTAATATCGGCACTCAAAGATGAAAATGTTCCATTTCTATTTTTAATAGTGTTATTTATATCAGTATAAGCCATTTAATTTATCCTTTATAATAAAATATCTATAGGTGTATTACTTTTTATAGATTTTAATACTAAATCAAAAGGGTTTTGTCCTTTAAAATCTTTATTAGCATCGACTAAAGCTTTACCTTCTTTTAATATTTTTTCTTTTCTTTTAATATATTTATAATATCTTGTTTCTATTATATCGGCTTTTACTTTATACTCTGGACATATACCATATAAAACTTTAAATAACTTAAATTTACCAGATCCTAAATCTAAAGGTACTCTAGGTATATTCCTATCATTCTTATTCCATAGAAAATCATCAATAACTATGCTATCTATTAAATGTTCGCAATTATCTAATATACAATTTGTAACATCATAATAATCAGCAACTTTTTTAATATAATTAACTTTATCTACGTAAACTACTAATTTATCTATAAGATTAAATATTTCTTTATCCTCTTGCCTATATATAAATGGGGCTATTCTGTCAAAATAATCTATAATCTCTTTAATTTGTTTTTCAGGACTGTTTTTATCACTATTTATTTTCTTATTTAATACACTCTCAGCAACGCCTGAGAGTGTGTCTTGAGAGTTATCTTTTATGCCAGATATTGCTTCAGCCAAACACTTTGGTATTTTTTCCACCTTTGTATCTGTAACCTTCTTTATTATACTGTCGTGATTTAAAGTAACATCTGCCATGTCGTCATAAGTTTGTTGTAACAATAACATTGGACTAAGTACTTTTTTTATCTTGTTAGATATAACAACTATTCCGTTCGTTACCGATTTAAGTTCTATTCCTATTTTTTGTTGTTCATCTAGTCTTATAGAACAGGCTGTTGTTACAGACGTATTTTCTTTACCTATATTTTTATTAGCGGTTCGTAAACCACAAGTCTTTACAGTAGTTAAGCTTGTTATCTCCACCTGTTATCTTTATTTGTGGTCCGCCATCTATTGTAGCTCCTGCGGACCACTTCTTATTACAAGGTCCAGTAACTTTTTCTTCGTACGTTGTATTATATGTGCACGTTGCTGGTCCCATTGCTTTAAGATCATACGTTGCATTAAATTTATATGATGCTGGAGCTGTAACTTTTTTATCATATGTTGAACTATATGACTCTGTCGCCTGTCCTGTAACAGATAAATCATATGTATTATCATATGTTTTTGAGACGGAACCTGTAACGCTTTCATCTAAAGTGTCTTTATGAGTCATTGTTGTTGCCTTCGTTACAGTTGTGTCTAATGTATCTTTATATTTTTGCGTGTTCGCTTTTTCTACTATCGTGTCAAAAGTAGATTTATATTCTTCTTTAACATAATCTGTTACTATGGTATGCTGATAACTTTTATATTCTTCTTTAACATAATCTGTTACTATAGTATGTTGATAGTTTTTATATTCTTCTTTTACGTAATCATCTACTATAGTATGTTGGTAACTTTTATATTCTTCTTTTACATAACCTTGTGTTACGTTGTGAAAATAGTCATCATATTCTTGGAATACGTATCCATTAATTACTTCGTGACTATAACCATCTATTAATATTTCTTGCCAACCGTCTATCTTATATTCTTGGTTTCTTTGTATCGTATGAGTTTCATCTCTTTTTACTAATCTTTTTACATCTCTGTCGACTATTTCGTAATGATCTCTAACCACTTTAGAAGAATAATCACCATCTTCTACTACTTCCCAGTATGTGCCAGACTTATGAAACCAATGCATTCTAGAATTACCATCTGTATCATCAAATTCTACAAAGTTACCAGATATTGTTTCTATAACATGATTATCAGGGTACTTAGCCGAGCTCGTCATTTCTGGTAATTCGTCCCAATCTTCACCTGTTGCTGTTGGTGTACCTGTTACTTTATTAGCATCTTTTATTTTTTTAATAGGTGTTTCGCCAAATTTATTTTGATTAGCTAATCTATTTGTATCCGCTTCATCTAGTCTTTTCTGTACTGGGTGAGTTCCTTCTGGGTCAGAAAAACCTTTTGTTTTAGAGTTATTTTTTGTTGGGATACCATACATTGAACCAACTATTATAGGTCTATTCCAGTCACCTGCGTCAAAAAATACCCATACCCATGTGCCTAATACAGGCACACTAGAAATACCTATTCCTGCATTTTGTCCCCCATATTGGGCAGGCATGCTCATTTCTGCCCAAGGTAACGTATTTGTAGGTATTTTACTTTCATCTCCGCTATGTATACCTAGAATTCTAACTCTAACTCTATTCAATAGTTTAGGATCATTTCTATCTTCTACTACAGCTCTATAAAATGTATGTTTATTATTAAGTACTGACTTATTTTCTAAAATATTCATTTATTTTCCTTATGTAGCAAATTTATTTCTTGCTAGAGTTAGTTTTTGTATAAAGTCTGTACCTATTATATCAGCAATTTTTATAATTGTCCAATCACCAGATATATTTTTTTCAGATTCTGTATTTGAACCTGTCATTGATACTAGATCAACATTTATAGAGTTTCCAATATTATTATCGAATTTACCAGGAACGAGAATCTCTAATTGCATTTCTCTAGTTATATTTTTCTGATATTGAAAGTCTATTATTTGCTGCGTATTATAGTCTGTTTTATATGAGTGTCTTGCACCTAGTGTTTTACCAAAAGAGTGCGGACTACTGCCTAAGCCGCCAACTTTATTAATAGAACTACTATAATCTTCATCTATCCACTTCGCATTTTTATTAAAAATATCAAAAGATGCTATTTTACTTGTTGCCATTAATGCATCTGCCATAAGCATACCACCAAATTTTGTTTTATATTCGTATATATTACTTCTATAAGATTGATTATTTGTTTTATATATAAATTTATCGCCTGTAGAAGGTTTAGAAAATATAGAAGGTACAGAATCTATAACATATTTATCTCTTGTTTGATAGAATAGAGAATTGCTGTTTTCTATTAACCAAGATATAACAACGTTAAAACTCATATTTAATGGTATAACAAAATTTTCAAATTTTTCTGACCCTTTTGTAAAAGATTGAGTCTTTTTATTTAAATATTTGCTTAGTGTAAGATTATCTTTTATTACTGTAACCATATCAGCCGAGGCCCAAGACTTTTCGGGATAAGATTTAACAGCATTTTCAGTAACTTTATCTATAAAATTAATAATTGTTATTATCTCGCCAGCTTTATCCATAGTATGTTTTATTTCTATTATAGTAAAAGTTTCTTTATATTTCTTATTATCAAAATCTGTTAAATTTATTACTATATCGTCACCACCTCTCGTACCGCTTTGCTCTATAAGAGACGTAATGTCTGTAAACGTTATTCTACCATGAACCTTTAGACCATATATATCCCAACTTATTTCTAAGCCTATTATTTGTTTGTGAACGACATTTACACCATTTATAGATATAGAACTATCATTTAGTATATTAGACGGAACGCCAGGAAAATATGCCATTATATACCCCTTATAGCATTTAATTCTGTCATCAACTCATTTATTTTTATTACTGGTACATAATATATAACCCTAAACTTCTCATTTATTACTGTTTCTTCTTCTATAAAAGTATTATATTTAGTTGTTATTTCTTGATCTGTATACGTTTTATTTAACGTTAATAAGCTTTGTTTCCACTTATTAAATTTAATGTCCGCTTTTGCAATAACAGTATCAAAATCTGTTGGTAACTGGTCCATTTTTGTCATACCATTTATGGCCATTAATATATCCCAATAAGCAGTATCTTCATATATGTCGTATGATATTTTTTCAATAAACATGTTATCATTTACTCTAACACTCTCTAAATTATTTTTATCTAAATATTTTTGCGGTATTTTGGGTAAATATGCTGTATCTGTAAAGTTTTTTATTAATAAACCATCAAATCCAATATTTTTAAATATTAAATAACTATTAGACATTAGTTCCATGGTAATTTCTCCCAGTCTTGCCTTGTTTTTATTCCGAATTCTGCAAAACTCATTGATAATTCTATCTGTTTAGGCATCATATCCCAATATGTACTAGCATAACCCTGAGCAAAGAAATTTATAGAATAGCTTTCTATAGCCATTTTATCAAATTGCATTGCTAATTGTATTGCTGGATTAGAAAATATTATTCTAAATACACACGGTGGTGTTAATATACCGACCTTTTCACTTGTTATAGGTGCACTAGGTGCAGCTAGTCTTTTAACTTCCCATAATATAAAAGCAATTGCGGCTGATTCTCCTATAGATTGCGGTATTAATTGCCAAGTTCCAGACCATTTTCTCGATGAAGTTCCTTGATAAATTTGAGTTAATTTAGGATCAGCATTCAAACCTAATCTTTGCGCTGCTTTATTTGTTGCACCATTTATTGTGTCCTGTGCTCCTACTGTATAACTACTAAGAAAACCAGGTTCTTCTGAAAATTGATTTGTACTTGAATCAACTAAACCTCCAGCGGGCATAGGTAAAACAAATCCACCCTTTAAAACAGATATAGGTTTAACAGACTCGTAAGATAAACTTTTTTGTATATTCCATTTTATTTCACTAGCAATAAAAATAACAAAAGGTCTAACAGACTTAGATACCGGGTCAGGTGTAAATATATTAAGTGGGTATATAGCCATTTAGATTTCCTTTTATTACTATTTATATCCACTCGCCGACATAAGCAACAAGAGATTTATCTGGTTCTAAATCTCTAAGACTTACTTCTTTTACACCATTTGAACTATTATTTATTATAGTTGTATTAGGTTTTTCGCTATTATTTTTTTCCACTTTTTTAGGCTTATTAGCATTAGCTATAAGTTTTCTAGTTTGATTATCTAAAGGTATATCTTTCTTTCTTTTATTCTTAACATCTGGTTTTGTAGATATGATTTGTTTATTTAATATATCTTTATCATTTCCACCATATAAACCTACTGAATTAAGCATTTTATTTAGACCATAAGATGTACCTTCTTTGCCTT